ATCCCACTAGGATTTGAACCTAGAACCTACAGCTTAGAAGGCTGTTGCTCTATCCAGTTGAGCTATAGGACCATAAAGTTATGATCTTGAGCCTGAGAAACCTAATTCATAGGCTTCAGCTGGATGTTCTTCTATCCACATGTGACAGTTTCTACAAACTGGTAACCATGTAGATATTTCTAAGTGGTATACACCACGGCCATGTTTATGATGAACATCTGTAGCATGCAAACTACACTTGTGTATTTTAGCATGACAGATTGGATTGTCTTGTAAATACTGCCTACGCTTTTTAGAATAGGCAGCATTCAGTTTAGACATTTTATTTGAGACTTTTTTGATACTCATTTGGTTTAATTGTAAAGAAATTATTAGGTAACAAACCTAAAGACATAAACTTTAGAATGACATCTTCATAATTTATACCTAAGTCTTTGAAAGTCATAGTATTATGATAGTCATCTAATGTCTCTTCAGCTGGTATACTTGCTATATACTGTGCTAATGGAGAGTGTTTAAATGTTTCCCTAAGATAAGAATTTATTTTCTTATTGCAAAGTGTTTGTTTCCAAGCATTGATTTCTCTTTGCCCACGTTTCCAAACTTTAGAAATGCGTCTTCTTTTGTCCCAATGTAACTTTTTAACTTCTTCAGGTTTATATACATTAAGTCCATGCAATACACGTTTAAACAAAAAGTGTTGATATGGATTTAACTTACTATATTCAAAGGAGTTGATTAGTGATGGTGGGTGTAACTGATACTCTTCCAGTATACCCAAGTATTGATAACGCTCAATGCGTTTGCTTAAGATTAGTTGTTGTTCATTTAATTTTAGTTTTGAAATTTGTTCATGAGATAGCATAGTGTGTTTATTTAAGAAATTAGTTAATGTTTTAGTAGTATAAAAATGAACAAAGGCTGTGATCACAAATAGATCCACATTTAATAACCCTCTGATGGGTTAACCTTTATGCATTCTTTAGAAATCTTTATTAAAGTTCAAAGGTCTCTGCCTCTTCTAGAACTTCTTCTGTTTCTTCTTCTACTACTTCATTACTAACTTCTTCTTTCTCATCAACGTTAATTCCAAAAGCTTGAGCTGATGTAGGCTTAGCACTATTAGCATTTAACATACTAGTAGAACCATTAGCTTCTCTTATATCAGCACCATTAGTGTGCGTCAATAATATATCTCCAGCATTTACATCTGGTGTAAAGAACGTCTTTCTATAAATTGGTTGACCATCTACACAGCATATGATACCTGTATCACCTGCATATTTATAGTCTCTGTCAGGATCATTAGAACTAAATGGCTCTAATTGTTCTCTAACTTGGATTTTACCAGCTAATTTTTGATCAGCTTTCCAATTCATTTCTTGTAAGTCTTCTAACTTACCATGTATTAACGTAGATAGGTTAGAACTTTTAACAAAGCTACTGTTAGTACCAAAGGTTACTCTTTTCTGTTGTAGCCTTACATAGCCAAATTCTGAATTAGTGTTTGACTGGCGGATAACATTTCCCATGTCATCAGCAATGATGTTTACTTGATTTTGCATTTTTAAATTGTTTATGGATTAATAAAATAATTGATTGATGATTTAGCAATCATCTGAATGAAAATATGGGTCATCTAGCTTTTCATAAGCTGTTAGTTCATCCAAAGCTGGTTCATGTTCTTCAATATGTTCTATTGCGTCTTCTTGAACTGGTGCTTTAGTGTGTCTAGCAAACCTATTATAAAACGGGTCACCCACTTCCTTAGTATATACAGAACTCAAACCATTAAGATCCTGATACTCTTCATCTGTTAATGAAAGGTATTGTTCTAATGAGCATTCAATAATTCTGCCGTTTGGAAGCTGTAATATCATCTTTATTTTATTGGTGTAAAGATAATAATATAACTTGCATTCAGTCAGTCTGATTAAATGTATTTTAATGAATTCTGAAAATAAAAAGCATACATATAGCTAACGTCTTATTTTATTGTTAACTTTCTGCCTACTCTTTTGATATATTTATGTTGTTTTAGCTCTTTTATCCATCTATTTACACTAGATTGACCTGAGTCAAGTTCATCAGCCAATCTACTAATAGATGGCCAACACTCTCTCTCTTTATTTGCATAACAACATAACACGGCATATAATGCCTTAGCTGATACTGATACAGCTGGATCTGTCATGACTTGGTATTTAACTATACCAAATCTTTTACTATTCTTTATCCATGACATAATCCTTTAGTATTCTCAACATAGCCATGTTGTTATCCATCTCTTTTACAAGATCTATATCACCAAGACTATATTTAGTATTCATATATTCACCAAAACCAGTTGGTTTGCCTCCTTTTCTATAAAGATTATACTCATCTTTAATTATATCTATGTTTATATTAGGCATCTTTCTTGGTTTTAGTGATGTTTTTTAATGATTTAAAGTATCTAATGTGACCTTTGCTAATCTTTTTGATTGCCATAGGATTAACGGTTGTTTCATGGAACTTTAAATTCTTTTCTTTATCATGATATAACAGGTTTACTTTTAAAGAAGAGTAAAAAGGATTAAACTCCTCACTACTACTCCAAGATGAATCATCTAAAACTTCAGCATAGCATATACCAAGTTCTTCTTCACGCATAAGACCCATGTCAATCATGACATCTTCTTCATACTCTGAACCCTTGTGGTATTTTGGTACTTCCATTTTAATATAATCACCAATCTTAACAGGTTGGTATTCTTCTTCTTTAAGTAATAGAGTTGTAATAATCTCTATCTGTGTATCATTTAATTCTCTTAGTAATATCTTAAGAGTGTTCTCATAATTTTGTTTCTGTTTAAAACTAGACTGTGATAGTATGTTCTTAAATAGATTATGAATTATTTCTTTGTTGATTGAATATGTATCTGACATTTTATTTTTTTTTAATTATACCAACAGGTGAGCAAACAAGTTATTATGAAAACAAACCCACCTGTATAGTATAATATTAACAAGGCCTAACTACACTAGTATTACTAACTATAATAATACTGGTGTTGTTAGTACCTCACTCATGAGACTTTTTATCTTTCTAACTCTATTGAATAGAACGGTAATATAACTAATATCTTATAACCTTTGTGATTTGTATCTACTATTATACCTATTGCTATACCTGGCACAAATGATCCTGATATAGACGGAAGTATTTTTGTTTTAGACATGAAGGTGTGATAAAACACAGCATTAAGATAGCTAATTAATACTAATGAGATTAACATAATCCAAGTGAGATAACTCTGTACATAGACAGAGTCACCACTTAGAAAATAAACAACACTAATTGTTGTGATGATTGGTAGTACGAAGACAAATATTGTCTTGATAAAGATTTTGAATGCATTTTTCATAATAATTTATTTAAAGTTGAATGATTGTGTCACCACTATTGATGACATCTGAAATTGGTATTGTTATGTAATAGTAGTCATCTTCCCAAGTGCTTGGGTTAATAAGATACTGTCCATTACTGAATATATAATAGTCTGGATTACTATTGGCTGAATCAAATGACCAAGACAACCATCCATTCATAGAGTGTGGTGGTGGTGTAGTAGCCATATATATATCAAGATATACCTGATAGTTATCTTGTGACCAAGCATGTGATCTAAATGTACCATTAGACTCTTGTCTTTCAAAGTACATAGTTATTGTATCAGTCATGTTGAGCTCTATAGCTGTACATGTTGGTTCTAACTCTTCTTTGACACAAGAAGACAATGATAGGATAAGGCCTATACCTAATAGTAATTGTTTCATAATTTTTGGTTTTTATATATTTATTCTGATTAAGGATATTCCGGGTACTATGTCTATTATCCTATAGAGGAAGACAAACATAATACCCTTGTAGTAGTGTTGAGTGTAATAGCTACACTTGTTGTAACGTTAGCTATATTTATACTTATAGCACGTGTAATAATTATTATGTGGTAAAAGGTGGTAATAAGTGGATATAAGACCACCTATTCACTGTTACACACACATTTAATTAATTATTACCAAGTTTTATTAGTTATTAGTAACAAAACATAGTTAGGGAGCAGATTATAGTAAAATAGTAGAGCAGATAGCAGTAACTATGCTACTAATGTGTCCCTTAATTAAAAAACAACCAGGCTTTTACACCTGATTGCTTTTGTTCTCAAACTTATGCTGATGCCTCAACCCACCTTAGGTTGGTTTCTTCACCTGTGTTTAAGTCTACTACTGCATTATCACTCAACTGGAATCCTGGCATTTCATCTCCTTGATTTAGTTTTGTTTGCAATGCTTTAATAGTTGGATGTTTAGCACCCATTACTTTGTTTGTTTCAGGGTCTATAAGACTTAGAACTCCAAACGTTACATTACTACTTGTTCTTAGAGCAGTCTGCATTCCTGCAATCTCTCTCTTTGTACTTGAGATAGGCTTGTCTGTTACAATGATTGTAGCAGTTCCTGTGTTCTCATTGATTCTTAGTTTTCTAAAGAATACACTCATAATTATAAATATTTAATTAAGTTATTGAGGATTACTTACGGGGGTACCCCTGCCTCAATATATAGCTGGGGAGCAGAACCATAGTACATCTCAAGCATGCAAAACACACAACTTTTTGGTGGGGGAAAAAATTTTTTTATATCCGGTGAGACAACATTAGTTCAATAAACACTTTTATAAAATCTTAAAAATGACTATATTGTTCTTATAGAAGAGTTACTAACTAAATATATACTATGGGAAATTGGGATGATGAATCAGGAGATGAGACAAACGGTCTGAGTGAAATAGAACAAATGCAGCTTGACGCTGTGCTATTAGAGACAGCTTATAGTAATGCCTGGAAAGTTTTGTCCGGCCAAACTACATTTGAAAATATGATGCAGAATCAATTTGATAATGGTGTAGAGTTAATTTTACCGTATGATCCAAAACATGGACCCAGAGAAGAGGAGTTAGAAAATATGATTGCATATTACATAGAGACGGAAGAATATGAAAAATGTGGAGTATTAAATAAAATGTTAAAAGAAAAGTATGGCAACTAATGATAGAAGAATAAATCTTATTTTGGATAAAAAGGTACAACAGACTGCTAATCCATTTAATTACTTTATTAATCAGGCACCCCGTGTAAGAGGTGGACAAAAAGAATTTAGTCATACTGTAGCTAAAAATAAAAAGAATGGCCGTTAAGAAAAAGAAAAAAAGTACCGTAAATAGTTCTGGGAATTATACAAAACCTGGAATGCGTAAAAGATTATTTAATTCAATCAAAGCAGGTGGCAAGGGTGGAGCACCAGGACAATGGTCTGCACGTAAAGCACAAATGTTAGCTAAACGTTATAAAGCTAATGGTGGAGGTTATAAAAGTAAAAAATAATGAAAGGAGTAAAACACTATTTAAAAAACGGTACTGAATGGAAAGGTGGTATGCACAAAATGGCCAATGGTAAATTACATACTGGTAAGAAGCATACTAAGACTAGTAAGCCTTTAGTTCATTTCAAAGACTTATCTAAAACAGCTAAACTAAAAGTTAAAAAGAAAAAGTAATGGGTAAAAAGTTAATTATAGTATTACTATGTTGTGGTTTATTATCTACTTGTGCAACAGTCAAACCAGCAAATGATAAATGTTGCAAGGAAAAAACACAAGTAGTTAGTGATAAAAAAGATCCTATAATGGGATTACTTCTATCAGGATTAATTATTTACTCAATAAATATTTTATTTGCAAGATAATGGCAAAAACAAAACAACAAAAAAGTCTTACTAGATGGACTAAGCAAAAATGGACAACTGCATCAGGAAAGAAAAGTTCTGAGACAGGTGAAGTATATGCTCCAAAAAAGACTATTGCTAAGTTAAAGAGTACTAAAAAAGGTAAAGCTAAACTAGCTGCAGCTAATAAAAAGAAAAGAGCCGCAACAAAAAAAGGTAAACAACATGCTAAACATGGGTTACACAAAGGAAAAAAACGTTAATTTAAAAATAAAAAAATGAGTACAATACTACAAGACATGATGGGCATGTTAAAACAAAAAGGTACAGTTACCCCTAAAGCGGATAATTATATTACAGTAGCTAGGTATCCTAACCCACAAGAGAGATTAAAACCTCAACCTAAGTTACAAACAGAATTAGTTACATTAAGTCAGTTAAAAAAATTCACTGATCAGAAGTTAAATGCTATATCAGGAATAGGTGTATCAGCTCATAAAGATGATGCAACAGCAGGAGCTGCTGGAGTTCAAGCTGGTAGTGTATTTCAAACAGACGGTACAGGAGCTGCACCATTAAATGTAGCAGGTATAGTAATGATTAAACAATAGTTGTGGCAAAGAAGAAAGATAGTAGACTAGCAAGAGCAGGAGTTTCTGGGTTTAATAAACCTAAGAGAACTCCTTCTCACCCTAAAAAATCACACGTTGTTGTGGCTAAGGTAGGTGATAAAGTAAAAACCATTAGATTTGGTGAACAAGGTGCTAGTACAGCTGGTAAACCTAAATCTGGTGAATCTGCTAAAATGAAAGCTAAAAGAAAATCTTTCAAAGCTAGACACGGTAAGAATATCAAGAAAGGTAAAATGAGTGCTGCTTATTGGGCAGATAAAGTAAAATGGTAATGAATTATGAAACAGGCAGACTTAATTAAATTAGGATTTAAGAAAATAAGTCCATACAGTATAGTAGATTTAGATCTTCCTGATAATGTATTTTATTATGAAAGATCTTTTGGAGAGTTAACCTTTTTGTCTGGGGATAACAATGAAGCAGAGATAGACGGATCTTGGTATGTAACTACACCATGTCAGTCTTTAAAATTCCGTAGTTATACAGAGCTTAAAAGCGTAATAGATATATTTATACGTAATGAGGTTTCTGAAATAATTCAATAAACTTTTTTTATTTAAACTAATTTTGTATATCTTTGCTAATATTAACTTAAAATATTAGAAGATGTCAAAAAAAGCCAACACAACTCCACTCAATGAAAAGGATCCTCAAATGAGTAAAGAGGAGATGAACAAACGTAGAGAAGAAATCACTGAATTTTACAAGGATAACATTCCTCATCTTGAAGTACAAGCTGACTATGAAATGTTATTGGCACAAATTGAAAAGTCAAGAGCTGAACGTATGCAAGCACAAATGTTTATGGCTCAACAATATGCTACACAAAAAGAAGGAGGAGTTGACCCAAACTCTGAAGAAGGTAAAGCTTTTCAAGAAGCAATGGCTCAGGCTGTTAATCCAGAATAGATATGAGACAGCTAAAGTTAGGAGATAGAGGTTCAGAAGTAAAAACACTACAAAATAAATTGGGTATACTTGTAGATGGACACTTTGGACCAATTACAGAAAAACATGTTGAAAGATTTCAATTAACTATGGAACTGCCTGTAACAGGTATAGTTGATAGTGACTGTTGGGTTATTCTACTTAATGTAGAGAATTTAAATCTAGATGCAACAATTGATGAAGATACAGATATTAACAAACAATATTTTACTACATCATATGATCAAGTAATTCATAAATATTATCTACCTAAAGGTGAGTATTTAAAAGGACCAGTACAAAATGAATATATTTTTCTACATCATACTGCTGGTAATTCTAATCCTTATAGATGTATTGATCATTGGGGTAGAGATACTAGGGGGAGAATAGCCACTGAATTTGTATTAGGTGGGGTTAATCATAGAAATGGTAATGATGACCATGATGGTGTTATGCTACAAGCTTTTCCCAAGGGAGCACAAGGATGGCATTTAGGTAGAACAGGATCAGGGTATATGAACCGCCATTCTGTAGGAATTGAATTATGTAACATGGGTTATTTAGATAATGACTATAAAACATATGTTAAATCTAAATGTCAAGAAGAACAAGTAGTTGCTTTAGATGAAGCTTTTAAAGGTAAACTTTATTGGCATGCTTATAGTGAAAAACAAATCAAAGAAACAGAAAAATGGATTAGATGGGTAGGGGAAAGAGATGAAATAGATATTAGACTGGGATTAAAGCAGTTTATTAAAAAACATGGTCCAACAAAAGGTTTTGATTTTCAAGATGATGCATTCTATGGTAAAGTAAAAGGGTTATTAACACATACTAATGTTAGGAAAGGAAAAATGGACTGTTATCCTCATCCTGATTTTGTAGATATGATAATGAGTTTATAATATGGCAATAGTACAAAAAGTAGAGCTTAAATTACAGACTTCTTTAGATACTACAATGAAGTATCAAATAATTACTTATTGTTTCTTTAAAGATATATTAATAAGTAATTCTGATTTAAAATTTTTAACTGAATTAGCAAAGACTGGTAAAATTGAGTTAACTAAATTTTGTAAGAGTTTAGTAGAAAAACAAATTTTTAAAAGTCCTCAATCAGCAAGAAATGCTATAACTAAAGCAGAAAAAAAAGAATTATTGTTTAAAGAAGGTAACAATAAAAAAACAATTATGCTTAATAAAGATATTAATGTGCAGACTGAAGGGGTAGTATTATTGGATTATAAAGTATTAGGACGTGAATCCAAAGAGTCATAAGGAATTTAGGAAAGACCTTGCTGATAAAGTAGGTGTACATCAATCAGTAGTTGATGATTTCATTGCTTTTTACTATGCTAAAGTAAGAAGTAATTTATCTGGCTTAGCATTTCCTAGAATAAATGTAGATGGGTTAGGTACTTTTTATTTAAGAAAAGGTAAGTTAGATAAAGCAATAAAAAAGAATAAAAGTATATTGGGTAATCTAGCTAAAAGAACATATGTAGGATTTGCTAAAAGTGAGGATATACAAACTAACATTGTTCAAATGGAGAAAGCAATGAAGCAAATGGAAATTGATATTATTAAAAAGAAAAAATTTAGAAGTGAAAAGTAAATGGTCAAAATATTTAGATGTATTTAAAAATATAGATAAAATTGCTGAAGGAATAAAAAACAATACATTTAAAAAAGAACATATTGAAGCAGTTGCTACTGATAGATTTCAGATATGTATTAAGTGTTCTTTATTTGATGCTAAAGGGGATGATTGTTTAGCTCCTGGTACACAACCATGCTGTTCAGATTGTGGATGTAGTTTAGCTTTTAAAGTTAGATCATTATCAAGTGAATGTCCAAAAGGATATTGGAGTGCATTAATGCCAGAAGAAACAGAAGAATTATTAATTAAACAAATAGAAAAAAATGAGTGAAAAATTAACCAAAGCACAAATTGTAGGTGAACTATTAGCAGAAGAACAAATTACTGCTGAAGAAGCTATAACTTTACTAAGTGAGAAGCCAACCACTATAGTTTATAATATAGTTGCTCCATATAAACAAGATATACCATTGTATGGAAATATGTGGACTGCTAATACAACTCTAGACTGATGGCTATTTCATTTAAAGAAGAAGGACACTTATATGAAAGTATAGATGATGCTAATATTAGTTGGCTTAGTGTAACATCATTTATAGCTAAATTTAAACCTAAGTTTGATAGAGATGGTCAAGCTGTTAAGTCTTCTAAGAACAAAAGATCTAAGTGGTATGGTATGACCCCAAAAGAAATTATTGCTGCTTGGGATGGTGAAACAAATAGAGCAATTACTTTAGGTAATTTTTACCACAATCAAAGAGAAGCAGATATGTTAGACTTTAAAACCATAGAACGCCATGGTGTTGAAGTACCTATTGTTAAACCAATAGTAAATGAAACTGGTGTTAAGTTAGCACCTGTTCAGAAACTATCTGAAGGAGTGTATCCTGAGCATTTAGTATATTTAAAATCAATTGGGGTATGTGGACAAGCTGACGTAGTAGAAGTAGTAAATGGTTATATAAATATAAATGATTATAAAACTAATAAAGAAATAAAAGAAAAGGGATTTACTAATTGGGAAGGAATTACAAACAAGATGTTTAGGCCTGTAAACCATTTAGATGACTGTAATTTGAATCATTATAACCTACAGCTCAGTATTTATGCGTATATTATTAAAAAGCATAACCCTAAACTAAAGATTGGTAAACTTACTATACAACATGTTAAATTTAAACAAGTAGGTACTGATACAAATGGCTATCCAATCAATGAACATGTGAATGGTGAGCCAGTATTAGAAGATATAAAAATATATGAATTACCATATTTAAAGGATGAGGTTAACTCATTAGTGATGTGGTTAAAAGATAACTTAAATAAATAAATACTATGCCTAGAATTCCAATTTTTAAACCTGACTATAGAACTCTTACTAAGTGTGAGATACTAGTTGACTATGACCCTGATACTGGATCACCAACTAAATTAACGTATAATAAACAAACACCAATATTTATTGATGTTAATGAAATAGTTGGTGTATCAAGAAAGTTTGATCCATATGATAATGTTTATTTACCTGTGTGTACATTAATAATGAAAAATGCATTCAATGTAGATCAGTCAAGTTTTGGATTGCATGTAGTAAACAGTTATAATTCTTTAGTTGCAATACTAAACGCTAGAGATTGTACTGATTTATGCACTGATGGCTGTGCTAATTGTCCATCTTAATAAAAGCTTATGATAATAAAATTATTTGATATACAGAATAGTAAATTAGTATTAACAGAACACTGTTATTCTCTTCCATTTTTAAAAGGTATTATGGATGAATACCCTGATACACATATGCAGATATATCAGTATTTATTTTATATGACTTGTCCTAATCCTGATTTAAATCCTTTTTTTAATTTACCAGAACATGAAAAGGAAGATATAATAATTGAAGAGATTGGTTTAGAAGAGTCACCAGAAGATCCAAAGATAAGATATGGAATAGACATGTGTAAAAAGTTATATGAAACACCAACATTTAGAGCGTATATAGGTATTAAAGCTATGTTAGATAGATTAGGTAAATATATGGAAGTTACCCCTATAGAACATGGTAGAGATGGAAATATGAATTCTATGATAAATGCTGCTGCCAAGTTTGAACAGATTAGGCAGTCTTACAAAGGAGCTTTTACTGATATGAGAAATGAACAAGAAAGCTCAGTACGTGGTGGTGCAGGTCTTGCTTATGACCAAATGTAAACAAAGTTTAATTATAAAAAACCAAATAAAAAAATGAGAAATCAAACAGTAGTACCAGTAGGAATGAAATTGTTAATTAAAGAAATAAAACCAGAGACTAAAACTGCATCAGGTTTATATTTACCTGAACAATTTTCTAAACAAACTTTTCAAGGTACAGTTGTAGGAAGAGGGGATGAGGTAACGTCAATAGAAATTGGTGATACAGTGCAATATGCAGATCATGCTATGCCAACACCAATGCAACATAATGGGGAAGAACACTTATTATTGCAATTAGGAGATGTCTATGCAATTATAAGATATGATGAGTAGAGTTATTCCTATATATGATGGTAAATGGGGTACTAAAGAATTTCAAACTGATGCTGATTTTCAAGAATATTTAGAGCTTATTTTTAAAGAACCTGGTGAGTATAATTTTACCAAGATGGCTTTAAAATTTAATGAGCAAGCTAGAATATTTAATGATGAGGGTAATTATTGTAGTGCACCTTTTAGATCTAAAGATTTTACTGCATATTGGGAAGATCAAAAAAACAAATGTAGAACTGGGGTCATATACAAAGATGGCAATCAAGAATGGTATTTAACCAGAGATTATTACATGTGGTTAAATTTTCTACCTATTTTTGATAAGGAAGAAAAACATTATGGTTTTGCAAAAGTAAGAGATGCACAATATCATATGGCATTATATGAAATTATTGCAGAACTAAATAATCAACACGTTGCTATACTTAAAAAAAGACAGATAGCTTCATCATATTTTCATATGGGTAAAATTATAAACCAATACTGGTTTGAAGAAGGATCTATATGCAAAGTAGGAGCATCCCTTAAAGATTATATAAATGATAAAGGTTCATGGAAATTTCTAGAAGAATATAAAACTTTTTTAAATGAACATACTGCATGGTATAGACCAAGTAATCCAGAAAAGGTATTATTATGGCAACAACAGATTGAAGTAAAAATAAACAACAGAAAAACTTCCAGAGGTCTCAAATCTAAAATACAAGGTGCTTCTTTTGAAAAGAATGCTACTACAGGGGTAGGGGGTCCATGTACTTATTTCTTTCATGAGGAGGCTGGAATTGCAAAAAACATGATGCAAACATATGAGTATCTGCGTCCTGCTATGTCTTCAGGTATGATGACAACTGGTCAATTTATAGCAGCAGGATCTGTAGGTGATTTAGAACAATGTAATCCTTTAAAGGATATGATACTAAATCCAGGTGCTAATGATATATATGCAGTAGAAACTAATCTAATGGATGCTGATGGTACTATTGGTATGGCAGGGTTGTTTATACCTGAACAGTGGTCTATGCCACCTTATATTGATGAATATGGTAATTCTCAAATAGAGGAGGCCATCAAAGCAATTAAGATGGAAAGAGAAAGATGGAAGAATGAATTAAATGGTGAACAATTCCAATTAAGAATATCTCAAAAGCCATTAAATATTGCAGAGGCATTTGCCTATAGAAAAGAATCAATTTTTCCACAAGGTATATTAAGTAAACAAATAAAAAAAATAGAAGAAAAAGAATATCCATATGAATTAATAAAACTAGATAGAGATGAGACAGGTGTTATTGCATCTAGAACAAGCAAACTACCTATATCTCAATTTCCTGTTAATAAAAAACAAACTGATAAAACAGGTACTATTGTAGTTTGGGAAAGACCAGCAAAAAAGAAACCTGATTTTGGAGCATACTATGCTTCTATTGACCCTGTGTCAGAAGGTAAGACAACTACATCAGATTCATTGTGTAGTATTTTTGTTTATAAAAATGCAATAGAAGTAACAAGAACCCTATCAGGTGGTGATGTAGAACAGTTTATAGAAAAGGATAAAATAGTAGCAGCTTGGTGTGGAAGATTTGATGATATAAATAGAACACATGAAAGATTAGAATTAATAATTGAATGGTATAATGCTTGGACTATTGTTGAGAATAATATATCCTTGTTTATACAACATATGATTGCTAGAAAAAAACAAAGGTATTTAGTTCCTAAACAACATATATTGTTTTTAAAAGATCTAGGATCTAACAAAACAGTGTATCAAGAATATGGTTGGAAAAATACTGGAACTTTATTTAAGAGTCATTTAATTTCATATGCAATTGAATTTTTAAGAGAGGTAATTGATGAGGAAACAGACACTGAAGGTAATGTAATGAAACAAACATTAGGTATAGAAAGAATACCTGATCCAATGTTATTAAAAGAAATGCAAGCTTATCACCCTGGTTTAAACGTGGATAGAATGGTAGCATTTGGTGCATTAATTGCATTTGTTAAAATACAACAATCTAACAGAGGATATTCCAAAAGACGTGAATCAGAGGACAATTCCTTGGTAAATTCAGAAAAAATAAGTAAATTAAAGTATAGCCCATTTAAGAATCTTGGGCGTAGTAAAAGAGATAATAATTCTAGAATAAGAAGATCTGGCTTTAAAAATTATAAATAGATGAGAGTATTAAATGCAATGCAACTTAAAAATGGTGCCAAAGCTGAAGCTGGCCCAACGTTTTCTAGTTTAACGCAGCCAGTTCAATTTTTACCATATAAAAAGAAAGATGATGATTGGGCAGCTTGGAATTTAGATTGGTTAGAACTTCAAGGTATAGAATTTTTACGTATAAATTCCAGAAGGTTATTAAAGAATTATAAATTAGCAAAAGGTGTAATTGATAAATCAGATTACATTGTTGAGCCAGATAATGAATACAAAGATTTAATGGACACTCTTACAAAAGAGAATGATTCTGCATTAGAATTAAAATTTTATCCAATTGTTCCTAATGTAATCAATGTATTAACTGGTGAATTTGCAAAGAGATATTCCAAAGTACAATTTAGAGCAGTAGATGATGCATCCTATAATGAGATGCTAGAACAAAAAAGAATGCAAATAGAGGAAGCTCTATTATCAGATGCTGAAGCTAACCTTGTACGTAGAATGGTTGATATGGGTATGGACCCTGCTTCTGAAGAAGCACAACAGCAAATGTCTCCTGAAGCTATTAAATCATTACCAGAAATTGAAGACTTCTTTAGTAAGTCATACAGGAGTATGGTTGAAGAATGGGCATCCCATCAACTTGCAGTAGATGATGAAAGATTCAAAATGCAAGAACTTGAAGAAAGAGGCTTTAGAGATATGCTTATTGCAGATAGAGAGTTTTGGCATTTCCGTATGTTAGAAGATGACTATGATGTTGAGCTATGGAATCCTGTATTAACATTTTATCAGAAGTCTCCAGATCAAAGATATATTGCAGATTCAAATTATGCAGGTAAAGTTGATCTAATGACTGTATCAGATGCAATTGATAGATATGGTTATTTAATGGATGAAAAACAACTAAAGTCTTTACAAAGAATTTATCCAGCTAGATCAGCACAATATCAAGTAAATGGATACCAAAATGATGGAGCATATTATGATGCAACAAGATCACATGAATGGAATACTAATGCACCAGGTTTAGCTTATAGACAATATACAAGTAACTATTGGAATGATCCAGCAAATGGTGGTGATATACTAAGTGAGATACTTGATGAGAATGAAGATGTATCATCTTGGGGTGAAGGAAACCTATTAAGAGTTGCAACAATATATTGGAAGACTCAAAGAAAAGTAGGACATTTAACAAAGATAGAAGATGATGGAGAAGTAACTCAAGAAATAGTTGATGAGACATTTAAGATTACTAAGAAAGCAATTTTTGATACATCAATTTTTAAGAACAAAAGCAAAGAAAATTTATTGCAGGGTGAACACATAGAATGGATATGGATTAATGAAGTTTGGGGTGGAGTTAAGATAGGTCCAAATTTACCTGCTATGTGGAGATCTACTATGGGTGATAATATAAACCCTATTTATTTAGGTATTAATAGAACTAAACCTGGTAGATGAGCTTTTCAATTTAAAGGAAACAATACACTTTATGGATGTAATCTTCCTGTAGAAGGGAGGGTATTTT